ACGAGGTGACGTTACTCTAACTTATGTCAACTATGTTGACGTTAAGTTGAGGAGGGGAGTAGATAGTCCATTTGGGTTTGGCTCGCCATGGGAAACTTTATCCCCATGGCGTCTTTCAATCCTAGCCGCCTTAGGCGTATCCAAGCCCTCACGGGTTACTGGACACTAGGATATCGGGTCACGGTAATTAAACTGGGACGTACAGGAGTGTACCTTTCAGCCCCGTGATTAACACTCATAAACTGATGAGGTCAACCACTTTATGTTTACCGATCCACAATCTGTAACGGTTAATGGCGCTGCGAAATCGATGCCGAAGATTTTATCAGACGGAACTAAATCCGTCTATAAATCTGCGGACGGTCTCTTTGAGATGACCGTTTCACATCAAATCTCACGAGGACGAGTTCGTTCCTTAGTGAAGATTTCGCAACGTGCGATTGTCCCGGACCCGTTAACTTCTGTTAACGATTACGAGACTCTCATTTTCCAAATGATCATCGATCGACCCGAAGTCGGGTTCGATGCGACGACGATTGGATATTTGGTCACAGGCATTACAGCCTGGATCAATACCGCTGGTGTTGTTGGCAAGCTTTTTGGCCAGGAGTCGTAAAGGAAAACGTGGTGCATATGCACCTACGATTCCTCTTCCAATCCTTGTTTTCAACAATACCATACACAGATTGGCTGATTATACGCGTGGATTTGTGTATATAAAAATGGAGCGGGACTAAAATCCCATTACTCCTACCAAATCCTTCGTCTAATCCGCGTGGTGAGCATACGTGGCTTGATAGTATCTTTCCGATAAAGGACAGTACTATGAAAAGCAACGTAAGTGACCATCTGAAGTTGTTCGAGCTCATCTATAAAGATGCGTCGAACAAGTGCATCGCTGATGTCTCTGATTTACGTGACTTAACGACAGTTAAGTCACGGGTCGAATCTAGGGAAGGATTTTCGTTTCTAACGATTACCCTTCCTCGCTTCTGTTCAGACTTTGAGAAAAGCCTGGAAGAAGGTTTTATTGACTCAACGCGATTCCTGAATTTCAGAAAAAGCGGATGCATCCCGGCATTTTTGCAGGGGATGATCAGTCAATTATTCGACCGTGAGACGGGGAGGATTTATGAAAAGATTTCAGAAGATGCGGCTACGATTGTCGAGGCCGTTCGGCAAATTTGCCTTACGTTCAAGAAAATCGAAGTCGAATGCACACCCGCGAGGGTTTCCAAAATGCTTCTCAATTTCCAACAATTGGAGCAATCCGTTTCCGAGTTTTCAGTTCCAAGAGAAGACTATGCCGAGTTTCGGTATATATCTTCTGTGCTGTGGGATTCTTGCATCTCGTCGGTTCAACTTGACGAGTGCAGACCTAAGCACGGTCCTGGAGCTACTGCTGAACATATTTCTGGGAACCAGAAATATTCTTGGCAGCGTTGGCATGAGCGTCTTGAGCCTTACTTTCCAATAATTGGTAATGGTTTTCCCTTAGGGATACCACCCGATTCTTTGGAGCTCAACAATGTAACGTTCATTCCAGAGGCAGATGAGCAACCTGTTAGGGTTGTTACTGTCCCGAAAACTCTGAGAGGTCCCCGTATCATTGCTATTGAGCCTTGCTGTATGCAGTTTGCACAGCAAGGGATAAGGGACGTTTTATATAAACGTCTCGAGTCTTACTGGTTGACGCAGGGCCATGTGAATTTCACAGACCAGACGATTAATCAGCAGCTTGCAATGGATAGTAGTATTTCGGGTCAATTAGCAACGATTGACCTCTCCGATGCTAGTGATAGAGTTCCTCTGTCATTAGCTATGGAGATGTTTCGGTCTAATCCCGATTTAAGGGACGCGATCGTAGCATGCAGATCTACAAGAGCTGAACTTCCTGATGGGACACTTGTGTCCCCTCTCAAGAAGTTTGCTTCTATGGGTAGTGCTCTTTGCTTTCCGATCGAAGCGATGTACTTTTACACAATATGTGTAATCGCTTTGTTGAAGGAAGGTAACCTCCCTGTAACGCAGAGTAACATATATTATGTTACTCGTAACGTTTACGTCTATGGGGACGATATCGTTGTCCCCACAACGCAAGCGATGACTGTTCTCGATTACCTACGTAAGTACAATTGTAAGGTAAACGTCAATAAGACTTTCGTGAGCGGAAGCTTCCGAGAGTCGTGTGGCGTAGATGCATATCGAGGATACGAGGTTACACCTACGTATCTGAGAAAGCTGCGTCCTGAGAACAGACAGCAAGCTGACCGGATTATTTCTTGGGTTGCCACTGCCAATCTCTTTTACTTAAAGGGATATTGGCATACAGCCTCTTTCTTGTTTAAACAACTCGAAAGGATCACGGGGAATCTTCCCTATGTATCATTAGAATCCGGTGGGTTAGGTCGAGTATCCTATCTGGGGTATCGTTCTGCCGAGAGGTGGAACCGAGATCTCCATTGCTTTGAAGTAAAGCTATGGGTCCCGGAACCAGTTTATCGCACAGATGAACTGGTAGGATATAGTGCCTTAGGGAAGAGTCTCCTAGCTTTAGACCGTATGGTCGGCGCAAGCCGTAATTCCATAGGAGATCTAGATAAGAGTTATTCTCTTCTCGAAAGCACCGTCGACGCTCGAATGTGCAGCTTCCTAAACCCGGGTATGTTGAAAAACTACCCTGTTTCTAGGGACGCTCTACATTTAGAGCATTCTGCACTGCACGGCGCAGTTGCACTAAAACGCCGTTGGTTGCCGGCTACATAAGCCGGTACGGGTGTAAACACCCGGG